AAAATGGCAAATCCAAATCCGACTACAGAAATAGAAGCTGTCAATATTATGTTAGCTTCCATTGGGGAAGCCCCTGTATCCAGTATAAGTAATACTGCACTTGTTGATGTATCTATTGCAAAATCAATCTTAGATGAAACAAATGTTTCGGTTCAATCTACAGGGATTTACTCTAATACAGAATTTAATTACCCAATAGAAGCTACTGTTGATGGTGAATTATTAATACCTGCTAACTGTGTAAGAATAGACACAGTAGGCAATAGTGCTACTGTTGATGTTGTTCAGCGAGGTTCACGTTTATATGATAGAGAAAAGTTTTCATTTACTAAATTTAGTGGTACGTATTATGTAGAAATGGTTCTACTTTTACCTTTTAATGAATTACCCCAACACGCAAAAAGATACATTGTAGTAAAAGCTGCAAGGCGTTTCCAAGCCCGTTATATGGGTTCAGAAGCATTAGGTGGTTTTACAAAAGATGATGAGCAGGAAGCTATGAGTTACTTTACGCAATGTGAAGCTGCACTTGAAGATAATAATATTTATCACGACTCATATGATATGTTTAAAATAGTACATAGAGGTGCTCCTAGACGAGCAATAAGGTGATAGTATGCCATTAGTAAGTACATCTATCCCTAATCTATTAAATGGTATTAGCCAACAACCTCAAACATTAAGGCAGATAACTCAAGGCGAAGAACAAATCAATGCGACATCTTCTGTTATTGATGGTCTAGTACGTAGACCCCCAACAGAACATATAGCAAAAATTATTAGTTCTGCTGTAAGTGGAGCAAGTGTCCACATTGTAAATCGTGATGCAGATGACCAATATATTGTTGTTATATCTGCTACTACAAGTTCAGCTACTATACAAATATTTAGTTTAGATGGTACTGTTACAACGTGTACTACTCCTGATGGAGTTGATTATTTATTTTGTGCTAACCCTGCACAGGACTTAGAATTTTTAACTGTTGCTGATTATACTTTTGTTGTAAATAAAACAAAAACTGTTGGAATGGAAACAGCAGTTACTAATGGTGTTGTAACATCTCAGCATCAAGAATTTACAGATTTACCTACAGATGCAACTATAAATAACATTTATGAAATAATTGGTGACAATACTAACCAATTTGATAACTATTATGTTAAAGCACTAAGTGTAAATACTTATGAAGAAACAGTAAAACCTAGTATTAAATATCAGTTAGATGCTACTACAATGCCACACTCATTGGTATTAACTTCAGGTTCATTCGCATTTAGAAAAAATACTTGGGGAGAAAGAACTGTAGGTGATGAAGATTCAGCACCAAATCCTTCTTTTGTCGGAAGAACAATTAGTAATATTTTCTTTTACAAAAATAGATTAGGGTTGCTATCAGACGAATATGTTTTGTTTAGTCAGTCAGCTAGTTTCTTTAATTTCTTCCCTACGTCAGTTACTGCTGTTTTAGATGATGCACCTATTGATGTATCAGTTAGTCATACTAAAGTTTCACTTCTAAAACACGCTATACCTTTTAACGAATCACTCACCTTGTTTTCAGATAGTACACAATTTACTATTGAGACAGGTGGAATATTAACACCAAAGACAATATCTATTGTCCCAAGTACAGAGTTTGAAAATGATACAACTGTTGCACCTGTGGGGGCAGGTAATTACCTCTACTTTACGACTAAGCGTGGAGACTTTACGTCAATACGTGAATATTATGTGGAAAGCGATACAGTCATTGTGGATGCGAGTGAAGTCACTTCTCACGTACCTAAGTACATTCCGAAAAATGTAGTAAAATTAGCATCATCATCTAATGAAGATGTTTTGTTTGTCTTATCTAAAACTGATAGAAGTAAATTATATGCTTATCGTTGGTTTTGGCAGGGAACTACTAAGATGGTTTCTAGTTGGTCAGAATGGCAATTAGATAGTGGAGACTCTATCTTAGATATGACTATCTTAGAAAACGAATTGTTCTTTGTTATTAGTCGTGCAGATGGGGTACATATAGAAAAAGTTAAATTACAATACCCGATAGATACAGGATTAGATTTCTGTGTAAGAGTAGATAGAAAAATTAGCTTAACAGGAACGTATGACGCTCCAACAGACACTACTACTTGGACACTACCTTATGCGTATTCAGGAGCAATGAAAGCTATTAAGAGTGGTGCATGGGCTTCACGTAAAGGTACAGATATAACTGTAACCCGTCCTACAACAACTACTGTTGCTGCTGTCGGAGACTATAGTTCTGCTTCAGTAATTTTAGGAGTACCTTATACAACGTCTTATAAATTCTCTACTCAGTTTGTTAGAGAAAATCAAGGAAAACAATCTGTACAATCAGGAAGATTACAGCTAAGAACCATGCGTTTGAATTATGAAAACACAGGTTTCTTTAAAGTTCTTGTCACACCTGAAGGTAGACCTACAGGTTCATATGATATGACAGGTCAAATATTAAACTCAACATCTACAACAGTTGAAGATATAAATATTGTATCAGGAACATTTAGGTTTCCTATCCAATCTAAAAATGACAGGGTAACTATACAGATACAATCAGACAGTCATCTACCATGCAATTTTCAATCAGCAGAATGGGAAGGTTATTATACCATTCGTTCTCAAAGGATTTAACGTGTTAGAAACATCTTATATTATTGACAAATTTACTATTATAAATGTAGTAAATGCCGAACCAATGGATGCACTTAGCTTATCTAATAGATTACGAAAGCATGATTTATTAGAAGTAGAGTCTATGGGAAAGACACCTTTACAATCTTTGATGTCAGCTTTTGAATTAATTGACTCTGAAGTTTATTCTATAATCGAAATAAAATTTAAGGAAGAAGAAGGTAATGTTGTTTTTAAAGAATCAAAAGTTATTGCTATGTTTGGTGTTAATAAGTGTCCCCATTTATCAAACTATGGGGTGGCATGGATGTTATCTTCCTGTGACTTAGAAAACTATTCAAAACCATTCCTACGTTATTGTAGAAAGTGGATACAAAAAATTCAACAAAAATATGAAGTTCTTTATAATCTAGTACATTGTCAAAATGCCCAAGGCATACGTTGGTTACAATGGTGTGGGTTTGATATTAAAACATCCAAAACGTATGGAGTTAATGGTGAAGATTTCTATTTATTTATAAGAGAGAAAAGCAATGTGTGACCCAGTAAGTGCAGCAGTAATGATGGTGGCTAGTTCAGTAGTCCAATATAAACAAGCTAGTGATGCAGCAAAAGCAGGAGAAAAAAGAAACAACGCTATAGCAGCAAACGCTCAAATAGCTTACGAAACAGACTTAGACATTATTGCTAGGCGTAGAGAAGAAGAACTTGATAAATATGGGCAAACACAATTTGATGTTAAAGAAGACGCTAAAAAGAAAAGAGCAACAGCAATAGCATCTAATACATCTCTTGGTGGATTTTCTGTTCAAGATGTAATAGATGAAGTTTCATTTCAAGAAGGTGTTGTAACTGTCAGAAACCAAAAAACAGAAAAGAATATTATGGCTAAGTTGTTAGATGATGAAAAATTATCTGAATCAAAAATGATAGCTAGAATAAATAACATCACACCAACTGTAAGACCTTCATTCTTAGGCACAGCTTTAGAGGTTGGAACAGGTTTATCAACTACTTTTGAGTTTGATACAGCAGGTGATTTAAAGTTTAGGGCTTAGTTTAAAAAGGAAATATTATGGCAGAAAGAGCACAAATTAAAGATGTAATAGGTACAGGGAGTGTATCAACTCCTATGGCAACACCTATTGATGCTTTTATGGGAGCACCACAAGTTGCCCCAAATTCAGGGTTAACACAATTAGCACAGGCTCTTAGTAAAGGTGCTGACAGATTAATTGCATCAGGGCAGAAAGACGCAAAGAAAAAGAAGAAGGAAAAAGATTTAGAAGATAAAGCAAGACTAAGTTCTATTGCTGCTGAAATTAGGAAAGAACAGAAAACTGGTGTTATTAGTAAAGTTAGAGTAGGTGAACTACACCCTGATTTATCTGTTACAAACCAAGTATTACTAACACAAATGTTAGCATCTAATGATACATCAAAAACTTGGAATACAGTATTTGAAGACTTTAATAAAAACCCATATGACGCAAGTGGTGAAAATCAAATTAATAATAAAGTTAAATTAGATAGTTGGGTTGAGGGGCAAAGAAACAACATTAGAAAACTTTATGAATACCAAGATTCAGACACAGGGGAAATGAAGGTACATGACTTTGCATACGCAGGGGCATTAAATAAATTTAACCAAATGTTAGCTTCTCACGAAACTAATTGGTCAAACCAAAGACGGGAAAACAACACAAAAATTACTACTGATTATTTAGAACAGGAAGTTGACGGGAATGTTAGAAAAACTTTAAATAGTCCTGATAATAATGGTAACTATA